TCGGCGGCACGATCACCCTCATCAACCCGTGCACCCAGCTTTGGCTTACCTTCTCTAACGGCACCGCGCTCAATCCCAACACCGATTACTGGTACGAGCGGCCGGTCACCGAGTTGATTTGCAAGTCCACCGTAGGCGGACAAGAGGTTCTGGGCATTTCAGGCCAGTACGTGACGGTGACTTTCACCGATCAGAACGGCTATCAGCTTCGCCCCGGCATCGACTTCCGCTTTTATGGCAGCCCCCAGTACATCCAGCTTGCGTCCCAGTCGCCGCCCGGGAGTACCATCACGGCGAACATGATAGCGAAGCTCAACCCCTACACGACGCCGCCCGTCAATCCCGAAAACATCATCAACATCGGAATGCTGCCGAGTCAGAGTTTGGCTCCGAATCAGGTGTTCATCCACACCACGCAAGGGAACTTCACCGATCCGACCGTGAACTCCGATGGCACGATCACACTTCCCGTCCTGCTTCAGCCGGGGGACACGTATCGGTACGACATCCGTATCGACGCGGGCACGTTTAAGGCTATCGCCAAGAAATGGGAAATCAACAGCTTAGTGATCGTCGATCCTATGACAATCGAGTGGGCGAAGCCCGATCCGAATCAAGAAGGTAAGTGGAGCCCCGTATCCGCCGAGTGGGTAGCTGATGCCGATCCGAGTTCACTGGTGGGGGTTGTCCAGACCTCGGCTGGGAAGCCGCTGCTCGACCAAAACGGCAATCGAGCCTACGTTTTCCCGGGTTTGTGGTTGGCGTTTGGTGACATAGCCGTCGTCGGCGATCAGTCGGCAATCATCATAAGTCCTTCATTAACAGAGACTTACCAAGTATACGGATCAAAGGAGAACCTGACTTTCACGTTGGAGATCAAGTCCAACGACCTTCAGACCTCATCCGATCTGGCCGAGATGATTAAGCAGCACCTCCTTATCACTAGCCGCAAGAACGTGGAGGCGGACGGCTTAACGATCTTCGAGGCGACTCGCGACTACGTGGGCGAAGCCCGTGACGCATCGGGTACGGCGTCAAACTACATCTACAACGTGACCGTGACGGCTTCCGCAGACTGGAAGGTATACAAGCCGCTGGTGACGAGATTGGTCAGCTTCGAGATTGTCAACAAGCCCACGGTAGGTAGCTGGGGTGGAAACCTCCAAGCCACGCCACGGGTAGAGGCATTCGGTGCGACGATGTTCATCCCGAGTTATGTGTAAGCGGAAAAATGGACTTTAGAAGCCACAATCAGAGACGTTTTCTGGGGAGTTTTCAATGACTTATGAATTCAAATGCCACGACTGCGACCTCGTTCTGGAGCATCTTTGCCCGATAGGGGAGCAGCCGAGCTATAAGAAATGTCCGAAGTGCGGTAAGCGGTGCGAACAAACGATCTATGCACCGTATGTAGCGACGAGTGGTATGGGTCAGGCTTCTTTGGATGTTGTAATCGGGCGTGACGCTGAGAAACGATGGGATCGCATCAACAAGCGGCAAGAAGTTCGCGACAAGGTTCGCAAGGAAAGCGGTAAACCCGCACTGACGAAGGTTGGACAAGACGAGTACAAAGCCCACAATAGGCCGCTCGATTTTGTTCCGACAAACGGAAAGTAAGGGCTGAAAATCTTAGATTAACGAGAGAAATCGACTTCCAGTCTCCTAGATTGAAGTCAATTTTAAGAGGGAAAACCCATGGCACTGTTCACATCCTACGCACCACCGGGCGTCTACACTCAAGTAGTTCTGCAAACCAACGCGGCTCCTACGCTGGGGACTGCCCGTATTCCCGTGATTATCGGTGAAGGTCAACAGTTTTTCAGCAACAACAACGTTGAGTTGTTCCGTGGTTCCTCCTCAGTTCAGGATGACCAGTCGGTCAGCGAGAACATTTCGAACCAAGTCACAGGGTTGACCCGCACATTCCAGACCAGCTTTTTCCCGGTCACGGACGGTACTGGCAAGGGCGTGATTTCGAACAACCCCGCCGACGTTCAGGTTGAGTCGATTGACCAGAACGGTAACATCGTTCCCGTAACAGTGATTTCACTGAACGGCGCAACGGGTACGTTCACAACGCAACTCATCATCCCCACGGGCTACGAAATCCTCATCACTTACTTCTTCAAGCGCGGTGACACGTTCATCGGCATCGGTGGTGTGGCTCCGTACAATGTCCCAGAAAATCTTCTGCCACAGATTCCGAGCACGGCAACTCTGACTGTGCTTGACGGCGGCGGCTCGCCTCCGGGAAACCAGACGGTTGTGTTGGGTCTCTCGACCCCCGGCCAGACAGGTAACCTCGTTACCCTCCAGTTCGTTTCCAGCCCCTCGCCTGTCCCAGACGCTCAGGCGGTTGGTGGTGCAGGCACCGATGCCATCACGATCAACATCAATGGACCGAGCGGCACCCGTACCCTTGCCAGTCTCGTCAGCCTCGTCAACGCAGGTATTCCGACGCTCGACGGCGGCTACCTGACGGTCACAACGACCACGGGCAACCTCACTGCTCCGCTGACGGTGAGCGCAGGTGCAACGCCATTCACGGGCGGCGTTGGCGGCAACAGCAACACAGTATTCAAAACCGCCCACACCCCCATCGTAGATGGGACCAACGGCGGCGTGGTCACGACCGACGTAACCAAGGTCATCGTTCAGGTGAACGGCAACAACGTCGCAGTCGCATCCTTGAATGGTGCGGCGGGGACCTTCACGCTGGCTTCGCCCGTCTCCGCGCCAGTCGCGTTGGGCGGAACTACCACGTCCTTCACGATCCAATATTACTTCAACTCGTGGCAGAACACGTATGATCTGCTTCCCGGTCAGAACATTTCCTCCATCACTCAGGTCGGTCTCGGCCCGAATCGTGCGGACTTTGTTCAGGGGACGGACTACGTTCTCGGCAGCATCCTTGCTCCCGATGGCTCCACAGTCCAGACCATCAACTGGGGTGCCTCGGTATCCTCGGCTATCGGTCAATCCGCCGCTGGCGAATCCGCGAACTTCACCGCCGCTGAGATCACCACCGCACTGAGGGACGATCAAGTTTATCTCCGTCCGCTCGCGGGCGCTGTAAACGGCAAGAACACGGTCTTCACCCTCCCCGATGTACCAGTGGATGGTAGCGGACTCAGCGTCACGACCGACAATCCTGCGTTGGTTCAGGTTTACGTCGGCTCCGATCCGCTGGAAGCTTTCCTTGCGGGCGCTGTACGTGTGGCTACTCTCTCTGGTGCAAACCAGCTTGTGACCCTGTACAATCCCCCAGCGTCGGGCAGCAACGTGTACGCTTCGTACTACCGCAGCCAGTTGGCTGACCATCAGTATAGCGTCACGGTTGTCAACCCGGGATACGCGGGCAACGGTACGTTCATCATCACCGATGAGCTTGACCGCGTTGCTCCGCTTGTGGAATTTAACCTAGCCGCCAGCACTGTTGCTCAGAATGGGCCGTTCCAAGACACGGGCGTGGTTTACCCGAACGACTTCTCCGATGCACAGGCTCAGGCAGGTGCAGCGGTTGATGAAACAGTTACCCTGACCTTCAAGAACGACGGCAACGCGACTATCGTTCCCGCTGTTCAAGCAAGTCTGGCACTGTCGTTCGGTCCCGGCACGCTGACGTTCCATGCGACCACCCCGGGTATCGGCGGCAACCTCGTCCAAATCGTGATTGACGCTACGGACCTGAATGCCGACCCAGTATCGATCAATGGTGACATCGTTACCATCTACTCAAGCTGGGCTGGCACGCCCCTGTCCCTCGCCGCGATTGCAGCTTTGTTCCCATCGGGCGAAACGATTGATGGTGGGCAGATTCTTTGCACCGCGTCTGGTACGACCTCAGGCAACGCCGCAATCACGGGCGCTACGAATTTGTCTGGCGGCACCAACGCAATCACCTCCCCCGTCACGCACAGCTATACGGTCTCTTCGCCCAACTCGAAGGGTTCGGGCTCGCTGAACAACATCGGCTACCTCGACCAGACCTATGAGGACCTTGCAACTGGGTTCCGTGTGACGGTTGTCAATCCCACCGACCACGCAGGTTACGGTGTGCCGAACATTCCATCAGCTTACAACTTCGAACCCGGCGACAAACTCATCTTCAACGTGTACGCTGACGCAACAGGCGCAAACGCTGCCGTCCGCAACGCTGGTACACCCGGCATTGCCCCAGCACAGGCGAACAACCTGATCGCAATTCAGGGTCTCGACACCACGGTCATCTCGAACTTCGGTTCGACCGCTGGCGACTCCGTGATTATCAGCACGTTCAACAAGAGCGGCAACGACCCGAGCATCGGTGAGTTCTACTACGTCTCGTACACGACCGCGAAGACTGCGGCTGATTACGCGATTCATCTTTACACCGACCCAAAGGTTGCTTACGCCATCTACGGTACTCCGAACACGGTCAACCGCGTCTCTCTCGGCATCCAGTTGATGGCCGCGAACGGCGTGCAGACCTTCGGCGTCATCCAAGTCCCAGTGGTTCCCGGCACCAATCAGGGAACTTCGCAGGACTTCATGAACGCAATCCAGACGCTCACCATGAACCTCCCGGGCACCAACCAGAAAGCAAACATCATCTGCCCGCTGAGCACTGACCCGACTGTTCACCAGTTCTTGAGCCGTCAGTTGACCACCATGGCGAACATTCGCTACAAGGGCGAGGCAATCGGCTTCGTCGGCTACGATCAGTTCCAGACGCCAAGCACGATGCGTGCAAACGCTCGCGGTCTGTTGAATCAGCGTATGATCGCAATCGGTGCCCCAGTCGCAGGTATCCTCATCACCGACCCGAACACGGGTGTGGCGGTGGAATACGCGGTAAGTGGCGAATTCATGGCAGCCGCCATGATGGGCTTGAACGCAAACCCATCGAACGATGTGGCACAGTCCCTCACGTTCCAGAACTTGGTCGGCTTCAGCCGCTTGCTCGTGGTTTACGACGACCCAACGCTGGACGCGATGGCGTCAGATGGCTTGACGGACCTGTTGAACAACAACGGTGCCCTGCTCATCCGTCACTACAAGACCACTGACCCGTCGAACCCGCTCACCAGCGAGCCGACAGTCACCACGATCTCGGACTACGTTTCGCAGGTGTTCCGTTCCGACCTCAACCAGTTCATCGGTCGCAAGCTGCTCGACTCGCTTGTTACCGACATTCAGGTGGTCTGCAACGCCCGCCTGTCGTCCTTGGTTAACCAGCAGATCATCAGCGGTTACCAGAACTTGTCGGTTGTGCAAGACCCGACCGATCCGACACAGGCCGACGTTACCGTCACCTTCAAGCCGATGTTCTGTCTCTTGTATGTGTCGGTCACGTTCATTGTTCAAACCCAACTATCATAAAGGGGATACATGGCAGTTTGTACAAAATGCGGGACAATTGACGAGTGCAATCGAGACAATCGCAGGCGGTCTGGGTTTCAAGCTTGGTGCAGGTCGTGTCAGCACACCCAGAATAAAATCCGTAGGGATAGCCCTGAAACAAGGGATGCTGTTTTGATGCAAGATAAGAGACTACGTACTAAACGTGTATACGGCATCTCGTTGGAAGAACGAGAACGTATTTTTGAATCACAAGGTCGAACGTGCGCCAGTTGTGGCAACACCGAACCCGGAAGTAAAAAGGGGTGGGCGATAGACCATAACCATGAAACGGATGAAATACGCGGGATTCTATGCACCCCGTGCAACGTGGCTTTAGGTATGGTGAAGGATTCCATCGAACGCTTACACCAGCTTGAGACGTACTTGCGAAAATTTCAAAAGACATTAGGAGCAGTGGCATAATGCAACTACATCCGCAGGTATCACAGGCGAACGGCATCATCAGCGTGAAGCTAATAGCCACGTTTGTTGGTGATCCGACTGATGCGAGCGACAAAGCGAATATCGCGGCCTTCGGTGATCCGCAAGTGAACCTTGCAGGAACATTTCAAGACCCGTTGAACCCTGCG